TTGTCAGCTGTGCCAGTTACGCGCAGGGTTTCAACGAAACCCAAACCACCAATCTTCTTAACGATATCGGCGATTACATTTTTAGTATTTGTTGTGCTCATTTGTTGGAGTGTCTCCGTTAGTATTCTTGTATTATACCGCTTGCCAGTATTTGTTCAAAAATGTTTTCTAATTATTTTAAGAGTGGCAAATTAATTTGCCACTCCATTTACCAATTACCAGCTGAATAGATCGTTCGACACGTCATCGTTCGCTTGTGATAAGTCCCAATTAAGAACACCTAACAAGTTTTGCAATTTCATGTCAATGATTGTTTCTTCCATCAGAGAATGATCAAACGGCAATTCTTTAAACCATTGAGGAATATTTGGTTCATCTACTGGAATTGCGATTGAAGTCATCCCGAGTGGATTAGGCTTCAATTTACAAACGATAGTTTTAGCACCATCTGTAATCTTCATTGAGAACATATCGTGATGCATCTTACACAACTTGTTCCAATTAAGACCTGCTCGAGCCTGACCTGGCATATTAACTTTGCTCTTGGTGTGTGACTTCATCTTCCTGAAGTCACCGCTTACATCTGCAGCTTGCTCTTCTCGATCGGTATAGTCAGTCAAGCCATTAACACGCTTTGGTGTTCCCTTCTCCCAACCTGGACGGTCACGGAACAGTCGACGGAACTCTCGAATCTTGTCGAAGATTTGTTCCTGTGTTGATCCAGTAAGCAGGCCCAACAACACTTCTTCCAAGAAGTCCTGCATGAACTGTGGCGTGTCTGAACGTTTAAGGTCAAGACCCATAACCTTCAACTTGCCAGGCTTACCGTTAATATCATAACGCTCGCCTTCCTTGTCATACATCAGAACCGCATACTTCTTTTTCTTAATAAACAAACCCTTGCTTGCCACCAGTTCTCGACCGGCAGCAATAATTGCTCCACGCTCAAGACCAGTATTAAAGCTACGATTCATAAACTCCGGGAAGCTCTCATTTACTGCATCGCCAATCCCGTCATACAACATAATAATGTTTTCACGCGTGAATTCAAAATCTGCATATGTGGGATCTTTCTGCCATACTGCCTTTGCTGAGAAATATGAAGAGTCAGTATCAGCATAGATAATAGCTTCGCCCTTATAGTCATACGTGCCAGTAATAATCTCATTGATCTTACTGTTCATGTGCCGTGCAATGCTTCGACCAGTCAAAGTAACTGATTGACCAATACGCTTATCGTAAAACTTCATTGATTCGTTCAATAACGCGCCATACAACGAGTTAAGCAAAATCTTACGTGCTTGTTGTCGTTGATTCCAGAACGAGTTCCAATACTTCGCATCAACTTTATCCACTGCGTAGATATTGCCATCTGCAAGTCTAAAGTTCAATGTGACCATATAGTCAGCAATCAACTCTGCATTCTTGGAATACAGTGCTTTCATGAACTTACCAACATCGGCATCTGTTTTCTTTGCATTTGGCAATGCAAGTTCCAACTCAGCAATAAACGCAGGAGCAGCATCACCCAACACCTTAGTCAGTGTTGCACCAGCATCAAGTGCATGGCCGTATGTCTTCTCACGGGCTTGCATTTCTTTACGCTGTGAATACCAACGTGCCAACAAACTGGGAATAACTCCTGGAATGTCAGTGCGGAAGATCGTACCGTTAGCTGTGATGCACAGAGGCCGATTTTCATGGAAGATGTAGTCGTTCAATTCATCAGCACGGAACTGGCGTGATGATCCATCTTCAAAGTCAACAATGACTGCGTTCTTGTTACGTTCGATAATGTCATCAAACTCAAGTGTACAAAATACGCCTTCCCACAATTCAGACTTGGGAACACCATCAGCAATCCGTTGCGCAATCATGGCTTCAGTACGTTCTGGTCTGATGTGACCAATCAACGTCTCTGGACTCATGTTCAAAGCTCGCAAAGCAGATGGATACAGGGAGTTAATGTCGCAACATCCAATCTCGTCTTGAAGACCAGTCTTTGGCTTTGCCACATATGCACCAACTGCCGTGTTCTTTACGTCTTCTTCGTCTTCATCGTCAAGTAAGTCATCGTCATCATCTGATTCAATCACTTCTTCACGTTTGCGATCGGGAATAACCATCCCCAAGTCATGTGCTTCATTGACGATAGCTTGCTCAATCAGTGCTACTGAACCCATGGTTGTTTTCAACAACACTGTATTCGTGTGCGCAATCTGATTTGCCAGTTCGATGAATTTCTTCTTCGCGTCAATCTTTACCAACAACATCGTATCTTGACGATTGTATTCAATAAACTTCTGGAAGTCTTTCTTATACAAGTCATCAAGTGTTCCCTCATATGCAGTCTTGTTCTCACCAACTTCAATTTCACCAACAAAGTCAAGACGGTATGAGTGCAACTGCTGTGGGTTATGCTTCTGATACAGTTCCAGATAGTCCAAATGCACACGACCTACTAAGTCATATGTGGTTGATTCTTTCTTAAACTTGATGTATTTTCGCTTCTTGGGCATCTCGTTCCATAAGCAGAACTTACGGCAAAAGTCTTTACCAAGAATGCGGATAATACGATTGACCAAATATGGAATATCGAAGCCAGTTGAGTTCCAACCTGATAGAACATCTGAGTCTTCAATAACTTCCAAGAACGTCTTCAACAGATCCGCTTCGTTATCGAACAAGAAAGTATCTTCAAACTTATTCGAAATTACTTCAGCCTGCTCAAGTGTCAAAGACGGAGGACATAACACCAGCGTAATCATTTTATTGATATGGCTAAGGTGGCATGAAATTGCCGTTACTTCATTGAATGGGTCGTCGGTCGGTGCAAAACCACGTTTGGTATCGAACGCGACCTCAATGTCGAAGAAGCACAAGTTCAATGCTGGCGCTTCAACGTGGCGATATGTTTCTTCCAAACACCGGAAGACTGGGTTAATATCACTTTCAAACAACCGCTTACTTCTTTGAACAAGCATTTTCTCACGCATGAATGCTTTGTTCGAAGAAGACGAGAATTTCTGGCATACATCACCAAAAATACTCTTATACCTACCCCGTGGATCTGGGTAGTAAAAAATGTAATTCGCTGGATAAGTTTTGTAGATACGTTCGCCATCAGCGTTACGTTCTACTACATTAATCTCATCGTGATCTTTATTATATCTGGCGTCAACGTATGCCATTAGATTACCTCAGGAAAGCTTCTATTGCTGCAATAACATGGAACTTGTTATCTAAGAGATGGCAAATACCCATAATGTCAATGCTAACAAAGAAGAAGTTGAGTATAACCCAGAAGCCATTATTACGCAAAAAGCTTGCGATAATTAAGCATGAACTACCAATAATATATGTGGTGTACACAAAAAAGAATGGTACGGTAGGAACAGTAAAAGCAATGGTGCCGGCGGCAATCATACCACCCATGATACCAACAAGTTCAAGCCAGAACACTACTGGGTTATCTTTGAAGTCCTTGATCCAATTGTTAATGATACCTTTGAACAAAATGTCTCCAAGAACGAGCCCCGAATTTCGGGGCTCGTATTTATTTTCTAGTGGTGTGTTGCTTATGCGCGGCCAGCGATACGCAGAACTTCTTCGAGGTTCTCGGTATCTTCTTGCACTTCAGAGAGGTTGCCCTTCTTGGCAACTCGGAGAGCTTGCTTCAGAACCTTTGGTTCACAACCAATGTCTGTTGCTACTTTCTTGATAAGGTCACCCAAACCACCACGGAGATCAGAAATCTCTTCTTGGATTTGTAGGCCCTTCGTGATAAGGTCACGCACTGCGATTTTGTTGTCTGCTGTCAGGTCCATGTGTAGTCCTTTGTTTTTATTGTTATGGTACGGTGTAGTTTATTGTTGATGGTAAAATGTGTCAAAATTAATTCTTTAATATGCCTGTTTGTATTCCACGAGCAATAAGTTGTGCTGAAGCGAGATTCTTGCGTTTGGCTTCAACCTCGATGTCCATCCAACTTGTATGTGATAAGGCCCAGTCGTTCGCTGCTTGATTCCAGCAGCTATCGCTATGACCACGAATATCTCTCAAAGACATGCCACTACCACGCATGGTGGTGAAGTCTGGCAGTACGTCTTCAGCATGACCTACTAGGATGTTCTCTGACGTAACAGAGTAGTGCCCAAGAGGCCTGGTGCCCCTCCAGCTATCCTTTACGTATTGAATACGCTTATCGTTAGGTTGAATATACTGACCTGCACTAAAAACCCATTCATGGTGAATATCTAATACCAATGCTATATGTTCTGCAATTGGTTCAACATCAGTTAAACCATAGCAGATTTCATCGTTCTCGATAGTGAGTAAGTTTTGCGCATCTTTACTGAGTGTCTTAAACCCAGATATAAGCCGCTCTACGCCACCCGCTTTACTACCGACGTGGATATTAATCGTAGCACCGTGTGGATGCCATCCAGTAGTAAAGCCCATCAAACGCATCATTTCAACATGATATTCAAGTTCTTCTACCGCTCGCATTTGTGTAATCTCACTAACTGAGTTTAATACACAATACTGTCCTGGATGAAACGACATACGAACGCCTGAGGCTCTGGCAATATTGCCAATCTCTGCGAACTTAGTCTCCATGACTTCGCGGATAATAGGTTCTTGATACGCCCAATGAGCAACTTCGTGAGTATAACCTGGCAATAGCTCAGATCCCAAACGTAGCATTCTTTGATTGAGCGGTAGCTGCGCAACCCAACTTACCAAGTTCTTAGTAACATCTAAATTATGATGTACCAAGTCCAGTAGCTTTGAGATAATTTTCGTGTCGTTTAATCTGGACAAACATGCGATCGTGGTAGATTTGTGGTTCATGAGCAGTTCGGCGTTTTTATCACCGG